CGCCTTTTTTTCCTTTATGTGATAATTTTGTAACTAGATTAGCAGTTACTAAATTTGCCTTGTACGCACCTATAACTTCATCACTCCACAACTCTGGGATGAAGTTATTGGCAACGGCAGCCGTGGTGTTATTTGTTCCTAACGCCATTTCCTTCTCCTATTATAGTATTATATTATTTAACCCTACCTTCTGCGTATGCTGACTGAATTTCATCGGCCAAAGTTGCATATCGGTTAGGATCTGTTACCTGTAGATTAATTAAATCTGATCTACGATAAACCTTCTTTCCACCTACTGAATCTCCTGATGATCTGCTTTCAGAACTTGTTAGTTTCATTGCTTTTTCTACTTTAGATCTTTCTTCAGCTACTGCTTCTTGAGTTTTACCAGACATTTCTGTTTTAGCATACCAATCAAAAAGTTCTATAGCTAAATCTGATCTATAATCAGAGTCTGCTTTACGAAACATTTCTTGTCTTGTTGGACTATCACCAATAAATTTTTGAAAATTAGAATCTTTAACGGTTTCTTGCCAATTAGGATAAGCCTTATCTAAGGAATCCAAATTATGCTTTTGCACATTTCCCATTCTTTCTTCTCTTGCTTTTATAACATCTGGGTGGTTTTCTATTGCCTTATTCACAGCGTTAACTGGATCGTCAAAGAAGTTGTCCTCCTGTGCTACAGGTTCTTCTGGTGGGGTAGTTAAATTAGCGTTGTTTTGTGCATCTATAAGACTTTGAATTAGCTTTCGTTGTTCTCCAACTTCTGCTCCTTGTTTTCCCAATGCCTGTTCGACATTTTGATGCATTTCTATAACCTCTTGCATTGATTTACCAGCATACTTTTCAGGAATTCCAGTTCCAGATTGTGAAGATTCCTCCGTCTGTACTTCTTGTGTTACTTCCTGTGTTTCTGTTATTGGTTCACCTGTTTGAGGTGCTTCATCTACTACTATACTCATTGTGTTCTCCGCCCCTTAGGGTTATGAAGTTATATTATGTTGGATTTCCGTCTAGGAGTTCTTCCAACGCCAAACTTGTTGTATCTTCTAAACTTAAAACAAAGTTTATTACACGCAACTGACCTTTGATAAACCAAAGATCTTTTTCAGAGCCAATACTGTCAAAATTAACAATACTTTTTTCTAAATTCTTTAAATCTTCTTTAAAATCTAACCAACCATCAGTTTCAGTCATTCCAATTCTATCTTCAAGAAATCTTTGATCGGTTTTTTCCACTATTGTATTCTATTACTAATATCTGTTTTGTTTCCTGCTGCTCTAGCGTTTGCTAAGTTTAATATTGTTTCAGATTTAAGATGTTCTACTTCTGGAATGTTTCTAGCAGTTTCAGAGCGTTTGTTTTCAATATCAGCAGCAATTTTTTGTAATCCAATTTGATCTTTTTGCAGTTTAAGCAATTTAGCTTGGAAATCTATTTCATTAGGTTGATTTTGCATAGCTTCAGATTGATGTTTCATTGCCCTAGCTTCTTCTTCTTTAGCTTCTGCAAGAGTTTTTTGTACATTTGCTTCAAGTTGTTGCATTTCAAGTTGCATACCCATTTGTTGCATCTGTTCCATCTGTGGATCTGTTTCATCACCTTGCATTAAAGCGTTAACTATTTGATCTCTATTATGAATACTTGAATTTTGGAATAATGCTAACAAAATTATATTATAAGCAGGTGAATCAGGTGGTATTGTTTGTAACATTGATACCATTTGAGTCATTTCTAACTCTTTTGCCATTATACCCATAGTAGAATATGGCACAAATTTGTAATCAGTAACAGGATATCTGTCTATATCAAATTGTATTTTACGATACATGCATTTATTAATAAGAGGAATAAGAAATGTATTTTGAAAATTCATTAAAGTTCGTTTTTGTCTTTTTATTGATGCACTTTGCATCATAGACATGCCACTAGCAGTTTCATTTCCTGCACCACTACCTGCTGTGTCAGCAGATCCAGTACCCATTTGTATCATATTTTGCAAAGATTGAACTTGCATAAATGTAGACTGATCAGTTGTGCCCATGTCTAAAGGCATAATAGCTTCTCTAGGATTTCCGTTAGTAAGCACAGTTTTACCTGCTCTAACTTCAAATTTTACGCCTCGTGGTAGTCGAGTTGCATCGGCAGCCATCATAGGTGTTGTAGTAAGTGCTAATGAATCAATCCTTGCTCTCATTTCTGCATCTAATGCTTTTTGTGGATTATATCCTTTCTCACAAACCCCTCTACCCCAAAATTTATTTGGAACAATGTCGTGTTGGTAAGAAATAAACGGTCTATCTTCCATCATAAACGCATTTACTTCAACTCTTAAAATATGTTGATCGTTACACATAGTAACAACAGCTTCTACTAGTTCATTAGAGGCAGATTTGTCATATTCAAAGTCATCTTTGTTAGCATTTGCTTTAAGAAAGCGTTTTGGTACTTTACCCCAGTATTCTGTAATTTTAACGGAGTCAGATTCGTCTGCTTGTTTAGTTTCTGGATCATAACCAAATTTAACTGTGTCGTAATCACCATCAAGAGGTACATCTCTATAAATTCCAGAACGAATACCATTAACTATATGATATCTTGGCTTAATAACTTCGTGTGCAACTCCTAATGCCTCATTAATTGAATTTGCAGATGGATCAATTAAAAATTCTTTAGGAGAAATTGGCTCAACATGAACATCTATTGAAGGAATTTCTACTACTGTACGAGTAGTAGCCATTGTTCCACCTATGTTTTCTTCAGAAGGCACTTTTTCCATTGTTTGTTTTACTACAATTTTTCCAATGCCCGTACCATAAATAGCACCATTAAGAAAAACTTCACATATAGCGTCTTTACAGCCTGCTTTTTCTAAATCTTCTTGCAATAAATTACGGATGTACTCTGCATCAGTAGGATCTTGATCAAGCATATCATCTTTTATGTCAAACCATTTGCCTCTGCCAAATGTAGCTTCTTCTAATTCTGCAACAGAAGATTCTACTGCTTGTTGTAATGCAGGAGCAATAAGTCTTGATCGTTCTGACTGTCTAGTTTTATCTTCAGCAGACCAAATACCACGCCAAAGCCTGTAATACTCATCCCACATTGGAATGTAATTTATATTTCTATGAGTACGCCAACTATCAAGTCTATATGACAGCCAACTAGCAAGTGCTTGGTATTGATTTTCTTTATTATGCATATAGTTTAATATTACTCCAATAATAAGTGCCGATTATATCACAATACCTAATATTAATGTAGTTTTCTGTCTAAAGTTTCAACAACTACATCGCCATCCATTAACATTTTACATATAGTTAAATCTATTGAATCTTCAAATTGATCTACAATTTCTGGATATAAACTTTCTTGACTTCCTAAAGTGTCCATTAACAAATTAGATATTATTTCACAAGCAACAACATATCTTTGCATAATAGTATCTTCATCGCTACTAAAAAGCAACAATTGTTCTATTTCTTCTTCTGTTAAATTACTAATATCCTGCAACTGCATCCATTGGACTCCAATCATCATCTAATTCAATACTGTGGGCAAAATCTGCAACACTTACTTGATCTATATATGCTAATGCATCCAGCATGTCATCATGTGCTAGTCTATTTGGAAAGTCTACTAATTGATTTGTAAACTCTCTCCATTCTCTTTTATCATTAAAAGTTATTTGACCATGTTCCATTCTACCTTGTAACGCCCAAGTAATTCTGTCGTTTTTCTTTTTACCACCATGTCGCATTTCAATAATAGATACCCACTTACCCTCTGTTCTCATTTCATCTTCAAGATAAGGTAATATAGCGTTACGCAATGATCCAGTTTCAATTCCTACTGTAGAGGACTCTACCTTCATCGCAGATGAAAGGATTTTTTTAGCAGTTTCTTTAATGTTCCAGCGACCATGTAGTATGTCTTTAACCCACCACTTATCACGATCAATCTTAACAATAGCAATAGCTGTTTCGTCTAACCTAGATCGTTTTAAATTTCTTTCTTGTTCTACTGCTTCATATCCAGCAGGATCTACAGCAATAACATAATTACCTTCTTCGGGTTCTTCAGCAACTTGAAACCATTCTTCTTTAAATATACCACCAGAAGATATTTCAAATGATGCTTCAAACTCTTGTCTGAACGACATAGAGGACATAGATTTTCTAGAAGCCTCTATTTCATCAGCAGGTAAAAAAGGATTATCTCTAGATGTATATTGAAACGCATCCCAATCGTCATCTTCTAAAGCATCTTTATACAAATCAAAGAAATGATTTTTACCCGCAGGCGTACCAATAAACAAAGCACCTCCACGAACATCCGCAAGAGTAGGCCTTATAATCTGTTCCCACACCTGCGGTTTCATCGAAGCGTACTCATCGAGCACGACATATGCCAGTCCTACGCCTCTTAGAGTTTCTGGTCGGTCTGATCC